CAAGGTGTGTTAAAAAGAAGAGGCCCCACTACGGGGCCTCTTCTTTCTCCATCACATACTCAACAATGTCACGTTTCAGCCGTACAGCCTCTATCACGGTGCTGTCTATGGTAGGTTTGCCATTCGCCATATCAGCCACAAGATGGAAGTAGTAAACCGGGCGGGTTTGTCCGGGGCGGTGTATGCGCTTTTTACTTTGCAGGTACAGGGCGAGGCGGTCGGTCATGGTGTAGTATATGCAGTACCGGGCACGGGTAAAGTCAACACCTTCCGAGCCCTTTGAAAACTGTACCCCAAGCACAGACGTCTCACCTGCTTGCCATTCGGCCTCGCTATCCACCCTACCAGAGAGCTCGCTGTAGCCCCGCCCTAGTTCCTCACAAGTTGCTTTTACCTGTCGCAAGTCATAGGTATACTGTGCGAACACAACGACAGGCTCAGATGGTTCTAGGGCCTCTAGGAGGTCTTTTAGGGTTTCTTTACGAGTTGTATCCAGCCGGAACAGCTTTTTATCCATGGTATCGTTTACAGTAGACACAAACCCACTTGCAACCTGCCTTTTGCGTATCTGCATGGTCAACGAGTTCTCTGCTTCGCAATACCATTCCCCATTCTTTAAGATACCGTCCTCACATAGCCGGGTGTATACCCGGCTTGCTTTTTCTGATAAACAGAAATGCCTCACCCGGTTGTTTTGCTTGGGTAGCTTAACACTGGACGGTATCTTAAAGGCAACGGAGAACACCTTTTCCCGTAGCTCGTCCAGGTTTTTATAGGGTTGCTTCTTGTCCAATATGGTATACCCGACAGCCATTGAGCGACGGAGGTCTATGTTCTGGTATCGCTCCTTGAATTGGGTGTAGTTTGTGCCAAAGATAGACGGGTCGAGAAAGCGGTATTGAGCATACACGTCCATCGGGTTCTCTGCGAGCGGAGTACCCGTTACAAGATACCTGTTGGGTACCTTGCGCCCTAGACGTGTCAGGAAGCGGCTGCATTTACTAGCAGGGGACTTTATACGGTGACTCTCGTCGCAAATCACGCAATCTATAGGGACTGTCTTGCGTAACAGGTAAGCGGCAAACTTGTCCCGCCATATGCCCTCATAGTTTACCAGGACCACCAGGGTCCCCCTGAGACCGCCCTGCTTGCGTTGTGCAAGCTTTTGGGACATTGCCTGTACCTTTTTGGGGGTAGCGACCCCGGACAAATTTAGGACGTTTTGTGGAGGGATATTGGAGTGCATCTTAAATTGCTCCACCCATACTTCGCACCCCTTATTTGTGCAAGCGATAACGACCGTTTGAAAACCCTTGTTTACGATTAGGTCAATCATCACCTTGCTCTTCCCGGTTCCCATGTCTGTATACAAAGCCCCGGAAGACCGTTGCATTAGAAATTCTAAGGCGAGACGTTGGTGCTCCCAGGGCTTTGTCTTAAATACAAAGCCGTTTATCTCCATTACTCTACCCCCTTCGGGTATGGCAATATTGGATACTTTAGAAGTCTTAAATAACGCCTTTTCTCCCCTTTAGAGCAATTAAAGTAGACATACCTGTGCTTTCTTGGTCTATCCACTTGTATCATCTTGTCCCCGAGTACTCTTTTTGCTTCTTCTCTACCTCCGTATCTATCAAACAAATGCCTTTGGTGTTGCCCCTCCATTCCAAGTATAACCCAATCTTTATGCTTTGAGGATAAACCGGTATACAGAAAGTTTGTCGCCTGATAGATATATCCAACGTGTCCTTGTGACGTGTCTGCATAGGATATGATAATGGGCTTACAACACATCTTGAGACACCTGGATATAAACCAAGACTCCGCATTGCGCCCTATTTTTTGTTTCAAAACGACTCTTGTAAGCTCTATCACATCATCCTTACACTCTTTACCACAAACACCCTTTCTTATGCTGTCTGTAGCAGGTGACCCAAAGCAACATACGCCTACAAGTTCCTCAAAACGGTATAAACCAAAAGCCTGAGAACAAGAACACCTACGATGAAGATAGTGATACTTTATTACGCACCTCTGAGCTATCTTTGGGTCTATCTCCTTAACGGTGTATTCGTTAGGTACAAACGTTATTCTCATTGTCTCACCTTTGGTATCGTAAACCATGAGATGCAACCATTTCGCTCGTACAGATACAGGGTGGTGAAGTTTACTACATCCTTATGATCTAAGTGGTAGATTAGTTTCTCAACGCTACTCCTGCTATAGGCGACCATTATAACGGCTCCAGCGTTACTCCACTTTTCCAGATTATGCTCCTGCTTTGCGCTTGCCTTGTTCTTGTGGTCAGGCGTCTTCACTTCTATCCGGATACACCTGCCTTTATAGCAAGCGTTCACATCAGCTCTACCAGAGCTAGAGCTGGAACCCTTTACCTTTTCAGCCCTGCAATAGGGCAGGGAGTTCAGGTATCCAAGGATAGAATTTGTGATGCTGGACTCAAGTGGCACTTTGCATCCCTCCAAATCTATCGTACCGCAAGCCCAAGCGGTGCAGCCAAAAGCCGGGAGCCATGTTATCGGGTATACCCTTGTCATCAATGTACAAGTCAGCATATACCTTCCGGGTATCATTGTTGAACATAGCTCTCACTTCGGGCAGGTTCTCATTGACGGCGTCAAAGTTCAACCCGGCCCGTTTGCAGTAGTCCACGGCGGCTTGCAGTTGGTCATGGTCCCTAGACGTCCACAGGATCAGTTTCACCCCCTTGCTTTGCAGGGCTTTGAGCATATCAATCATACCGGGCTTTTCCTTACCAATCTCGGGGAAGTTATCCTCAACAATGGTACCGTCAAAGTCAACGGCCACGATTTTCGGCAGGGTACCCATTGCCTCTTTGCTTACAGTGTTCTCTTGTGTGTTCATGTTTAGTCTCCTTTTCTTGCAGCTACTTCTATTCGCATATGCTGAGAAACCCACATTCTCATCCACCCGTGGATGCTAGGGTTTTCTTCCTTACTAAGGGCATACAGCTCGGAATATTCGTCCTTGTACTTTTTGTCAACCAGATACCGTAAACGCTGGATGTCCTCAAAGGTTGACATACCCATCTTTTCGTTAAAGTCACCTTGTGCCCACATGGAAAGGAATGCCCCAAACTCGGATTTTTCGCATTCTGTATACTTGAAAAATTCATCGTATAGATCAGAATACACATAGCAGAAGTGGACCCATTTCCATTCGTCGTTTCGTATGACCTTAACAAGGATCTTGCTTAGTTGAGGCATTCCATCACCCCTTACTTACCTAGCTTATCTAGCCACGTACAATAGTCACGTTTGTACAGGTGCAAGCTCCCCGCAATATGGGTATAGGTACCTACCTCAACCCCTAGCTCCATAGCAAGGAGGATTTGAAAACAGGTAAAGGAAAACACGTCATACGGAAAGCCCATCCAAATGTCGTTACTCCTCATGTAAGTTGTAGCGTGGAGTTTCCTATCACGAATGAGATACTGTAGGCATACAGTACAAGGTACATCCTTAGAGGGGTGCTCCTGGTAGTTTACAGGGTCTTTGATATGGATAACGGCCCGGCGGCTATTGGGGTTCTTGTCAAGTTCATCGTATACGAATTGAAACTGGTTAAACCCAAACTTGCCAAAGATACGATATCCATAGGCAGAGTTGACAGTTTCACCATCGTCGGATAACCGCTCCCATACTTTGGAGAACTGCGAAATGTCCTTCACCCTGTTAGAACCGGAAAGGTACCACAGCAGCTCACCCACGGCGTAGCGCATAGGCAAGTTTCTATCGGGGCTCTTTACAATATTGCGGGTAGGATCATTGATAACCGTGACGGCATTAAGGTACTCACCCACAACAACGCCATCCCTGGACGTTGCACAGGAACCCGCCCCGGCTTGTCCCACCAACCGCTGGAACCAAACGTTCCAAGCGTCGTCCGCTGTCTTTGCGTAGCAGGGCAGTCCCACATCATCAAATTTCAACGTAGCCATTTTTCAGTCCCTCCTGTCAGTGTGTTGTAGCTGATAAAACTGCAATGTGCAGCCTTCACACATTGGTGATACCCAAGTAAGATATCCTCAAGGGGTTTAGACAGCTCCTCACCCCGTAAACCTAACCGCTCCTTGATGCACTTTTTAGGCGCATACACGTAGATAAGTTTTCCACCAGTGTCCTCAAGTTGCCGCTCCAGGTCATGCAGTTGCTCAGCGGAAAGTTTTCTTTCGTGTGCTTCCTGATACACAAACTGACCCCAAAAGAAACGGTCAGCGATAATGTTCCTTGTCTTAGCGGCCTCAATGATACCAGCAAAATAATCAAAGTCATTAGGAGTTTCCCTAGTGCTATGGATAACACCTGCATCCAGGAGCTCAGAAAGTAGATCGGCTAGGGTAGTTTTACCTACACCATCGCAGCCCTCCAAAACGATAAGCATAAATAGTCACCTCTTTAAATGAAGAACGCCCATATACAGTATGAAGCAGTCAGAATCAGGATAAGGAACAGGTACAACCCAATTCCTATATGGTCTCTTTTGTATAGTGCTATGATAAGCATCGCTGTAATAAGATAGGCAAGACCGCCCACACAGTCCATCATCAGTTACCCTCCGGTTTATACGGTCTAACCTCAGTCTTACCGGGGATATAGTAGACATTCCCATACTTGTCTGTATACCCGATTCCACCACCTCCACCTCCACCGCCGCCATAGGTTCTACCGTCAGGCCCTACGTACCTGGTGACTTTGGAACTTCCAGGGGTGTATTCATTCACCCCGGTACTACCCCATCCTCCACGATTCTCACCGGGCAGGTGATCAACCTGCTTAAATGCAGGGGCAGGGGGCAGGGGGTAGAGCATAAATTGACAGATGCGGTCCCCCTTGTAAATGCGGGTATCTCTAGTCGCATAGGCCCAAAAACCCCACACGTCATCATCCCCACAGTAGGAGGACTCAAAGACCCCCACACTGTTAGCTTGCAGTAGGCCCGTTCGTTTATATAGGCTGGACCGGGGTACTAGCAAGGCCCCATACCCATCGGGTAGTTGCATGGAGATACCCAAACTTATAAGCTTGGATTCCCCGGCCCGTAGCACAACATCCTCAGCGGCCCGCAAGTCAATCCAGTCACACTTGTCCTTCTTTTCGGGGACAGGGATGTCCGTGTGCATTTTAACGAGAATTTCCATACTAAGTTTTATTCTCCTCCTCTTTCAGCCAAAGCACCACTTTTTTTAGGGTCTTTTTAGATGAATATATCGGCATATCCTCAACGGGTACCCCCATAGCAGCCATGTTTTCCCTTGACTTATGGGTGCTGGTATAATCCTTTTCGGTGTTCTTTGCAAATACAGGGGGTTTCCCTTTTTTAGCCCTTCTTAGGTTTATGTTTTCACGACATTTTTCTAGCGGGGTAGATAGAAATACCAGCTTTACAGCAACCCTCTGATCTACGAGTTCCTTATACAGTTCAGCATATCTAGCAGCAATATGAGAACATATCAGGCCCTCAAACAGCACATTCCACCCGTTAGATACGCCCTTTCTAACCCTACGACATATCTCATCTTGTGTCTTTATGGAATCACATCCACCACAGGCTGTCTCGTACTTACCTACAATAAACAAGTTCATTTTACTGCAATAGTAGCCCATAATTTCGCCTTTTTGGGTTATCTTTTTGAACCTGTACTTCTTAAAAAGCTGGTTTACAATGTAGGTCTTACCGGAACCACTGGTTCCTCGTATTTGTATTACCACAGAAACCTCCTTATACAGGAGAGGGGGCCATATGGCCCCCTCATGGAAGGGTTTAGTCGTCGTCCTCTTCCCAGTCGTCATCCTCGTCGTCATCCTCGTCCTCGGGTTCGGGCTCAGGCTTTTTCTTAGTCTTCTTAGCCGGGGCTTTTGCAACCTTCTTGGACTTCTTAGGAGCAGGTTCCTCCTCTTCGTCCTCATCTTCCTCCTCCTCGTCCTCTTCAGGCTCCGGTTCGGGCTTCTTGCGGCCCCGCTTTGCAGGGGCTTTCTTAGGGGCTTCCTCTTCCTCGGCGTCGTCATCGTCATCTTCAATGTCATCGTCGTCATCCTCGGAAGCAGCCTTACCCGTCTTGTAGTAGTCGGAGATCTTGCAACGGGTCTGACCGTTGTACTCATCCCAGAAGACCTCAATGTCGCAAACCTTTCCAATCAGCTTGTCCAGGTCAATCTTGAGCTTACCGTCGGCCTTCATGCCGATAGCCTGAAGGAAGGACTTCAGCTTCCACAGGGCCTTGTCCGTCAGCACAAAGGACTCAAACACCTTGCAGCCCTTGCTCTCGCCCTTGATAACCTCAAAGGCAAACTGAAGCATATCGTCCCCGCCCTGAGTGGTCTTCTCCACGATTTCGGAGACCTTTGCAGTGTGAATACCCTCGGCAGCCTTGGTGAAGCTTTCAACACCCGTGAAGTCCAGTTTCTTAGTTCTTGCCATTTTGTTTTCCTCCTAGTATTAGATAGTGTATGTTCGCACGGTCATAGCGTCGCAAGGGAGCAGGTAGGTACACTGACGGAAAATCGTTCCATCAAGGTCTTGCCCTTCCTTTGCTACACCCCGGCCATGAAGAACTCGTTTGGTAGAACCCTTGATTGGGTTGCCCTGCTTGTCCCGGTTGTAGATTACACCACGGGCATGAAACATGACAATATTCTTGTCATTCATTGTTATCGCCTCCCACTATACCCAATTTCTTCAGCTTAGAGAAAGAGGGGTTTGTCATGGTGCCTGGAATTTTGGTCCCCTTTGGGGCCTGTATCTTGGTCCAATAGTAGGGGTTAGGACCGATATGGGCCGCATACTTCACAAGCTCCTTTTCCACCCCGTCAACAATGACTTCCTTTTTCAGGCGGGTAGTATGGAACCCGTAGTTCGCCATACCCTCAAGGTAGGTTCGTGCGCCCTTGGTCATGTTGGGCCTTGCGTCAGGCAGGATTTCCTCCTCCATGCCATCCACAGTATCCATTGCCTCGTGACAGGATAGAATAACCCAAGCACGGAGGGCCAGTTTATGGGCCAGCCGAACCACCTCTTCAGTATCAGTCTTTAGATCGCCCCAAAGTTGCTGAGTCATCTTTTTGTTCTTCTGTACAGCGTTTTCGTCAACCCACACGTTGGTATACATGGAAAACGTGTCAAGGAAGACGGTCTTATAGCGAAACTTCTTTTTGTTAGACGCTTCCTTAAGAAGGTCTTTTAAGTCCTTAGTAGTTTCAATGCGTAGACTATCAATACCTTCTACGTCAGAAATGGTATTCGCCCCGTCGTCACCTATTTGGACATATAGCATAGGCTTCGGCCAGGTTGCCCCGAGTGCTGTCTTACCCGTGTTGGATTTACCCCACAGGACGACTAGCTTTCTTTGCCCTAGCTCGGATATAGGCTTTACGCCATCAAGCAGCCCCATTATTTCCCCTCCTTTAGGTCTTTAGGGTTTACTTCCTCAAACTGTTGAAATATTTCATCAACAGCCCGACGGTCTTCGTTTGTGATATCCATGCGCCGTTCTACCTTGTAGTTTTGGTATAGCAGGTGCTCTAGGTTGCCGCCTGTCATTTGGGTGTAGCAGATGTCACGGTACCCGCACCAGTTACAATCCTTTGTCAGGTTTTTGGTCTTGTTCTTGTGACCGTACTTTGCAATGAGCTTTGCCTGGAATAGGAACCCTTGCCATACTTCCTCCACCATGCGGGGGTCGTAGTCCTGTTCAACCCGGAAGAAAAAAGCGGGCACATTGCCACGGAACGATTCCGCTTTGGCAAGTGTTTCTTTATCAGTTATCCCGTTCTCCTTGCAAGCCCGAAGGTAGGACCAGGGAGTAACAAGATTCCCTCTAGCTGTGGATAGGCGTTTTGACTTTTCAAGGTACACGGGTTGATGAGCGGGTTTACTTGAGATATAGTCCCATATTACCGTTCTAGGTAAAACCCCGTATAAAATTTGAACCGCTTTAGCGTAGAGGTTCTTCTGTGCGTTCATAACCAGTGTGTTATTATCGGGGCGGCGGCTGAATGTCTTGTGCTCACCTACTTTCAAGAACTTCTCGCCTGTACTACGGCTCTTTCTTTTGTACAGCTCATCAATTT